CTACATGAGTTCACCGACCACGATCTCAGACCAGTGGTACTTGTCGCCTGTGGCCTCGGTGATCCAGCCCAGGTCGCGGAAATGCCCATACACCCCGAGCCGGTGCATCACGTGCACTGACCGGTTGCCGGCTCGATTACGCGTGCGCGGGAAAATCACCACGGGCTCGGTGGTACCGACCCGGAACTGCAGCTGCTGGATGTCCAGGATGGTCGGGTCTACCTCGGACCCATACGCATACTCAAAATCGACATCGATAGCCCGGCCAACGAACACCCGGCCGCGCGTCGCACGCGATGCGTAGCCCTGGCGGCCCTTCGACACCCGCATCGTCCCTGCGTCCTCGACCTGACCCTTCCAGCCTGTGGCGATACCGTGCGGCAGCCACCAGAGCGGCCCTGCCCACAATCCGCCAGCCGCCATCGTCAGCGTGCCGCCCTCAGCTCCCATCGGCGCCGTGATCTCAAGCGTGACCCAATAGCCGTCGACAACACCTGCCTCCAGAATGGCCCAGAGGTGATTCGGGAAATCCCCGCTCGGTCGCTCCCACTGCGTCAGTGTCTGGCTGACTACGTCTCCGGCACCACTCACACCGAGCACCGACAGGTCGACGATGATCGAGGTCGCAGCCGGGGCAGACAGCGCGTAGTTGAGCAGGCCGATCAGCTGAATCATCGACGCCCTAGACTCATCCACAAACCAGTGCAGCACGATGCTCGCGTTCGAGAACGCGCCTGCGCTAGCCGTGATCGTGACGCGGTCCGACAGCTGAGAGGTGCCGAGCGCCGACAGGCTGCCAGCCGCTACCGTGCCCTCATCCAGCTGCCATGTCGCATCGGTCTCGTAGAGCACCAGGTTGCGCCACGCCAGCAGAAAATTCGCGTCCGCTACGCCCGTTGTCATGCGTCTCCACTCCCCCAACAGCGCAGTACGCACGTCGTGTCGCCGACGCGCGCATCAATATTGATGAATCGCAGCGGTCGGCCGTCGTTGCAGCCAAACCGGTTACGCACCAGCGTGAGCTTCTGGCCCGGCTTAAGCGCCGCGACCTGCGCGTCCGACATCAGCACTGGCACGCGAAAATTCTTGCGCGGCACGTCGGCGGGATACAGCACAGACAGATAGTCAGCAGCGGACTGAATGTTGGCCGGATCGTCGAGCAGCGTGGCGATGCCAGACTCGCTAGCCGCCGACACCGCCGCGCCCTGCCGGCGACGCAGATCCAGGCCCACAGGGTCAGTAGCGGTGCATCGCACGCGATAGTCGGCTGCCAGCATTGCTCGGTCCGCATCGACCACCGCGTCGACGAACTCGGACGGGCCGTAGCGATACCAATTGCGCTGCCCGGCAACCGTTGTACTCAGCCCAGGCGCCAGGTCGGCGGATACCTCAATGCCGCCGTCGAGCATCGATTCGGTGATCGTCAGTACACTGTCGTCGGCAGGATCCTCGGGCGGAACCAGGTAGCCAAACGCGAACCGCCCATCCGGGGTGATGTAGTACCAGCCGTAGATGCTGTCGAGCACCCAGCGCATCACTTCCTTCACTGTCGTCGCGCTATCTGTCCAGTAGCTGACCGGCCACGGCCGGGCCGCGCGCAGCGCCTCGATCGAGTCGGCATCGACGCGATCGGAGCTGATGCCGGCGCGCGCCAGCAGCTGCTCGATGACATCAGCGACCGTTCCGCCGGAGGCAACTCTTGAGAGGCGGACATTGTCGATCAGTGCTGCGATGTCGCCCTCGTCGCCACCGTACGCTGCCGCACCGGCACTGATGACCAGGCGCCCCGCGGCCGGCGCGGTGAACTCACCGGACAGCGCATCCGCGGTTGTCGCGACGATGAGCGCCAGCGTTACGTACTCGCCGGGCAACAGTGACGTGGGCTCGAAAAACACCTGCAGCACTTCATGACCATCGGCGTGTGCGCAGGTCGCGTCGACATCCATGCTCCACGAGTAGCGCTGCCCGGCCACCAGGGTGGTTGGGAATCGCAGGCGCGCAAACACACTTGCGCCGCCGGGGTACCCGGTCTTGCTCGCAGTCAGCTCCGCAGCGCCAGCATCCCAGACCGCAGCGGCCGCGCCACCACCGGTGATGTCTGTGATGACGTCCCAGTCGGCCAAATCAGTACCGAAGTCGCCCTCAGCAGACCCGATGATTGACTCCGATGCGGCCGAGGTGACGCTGACATCAGCCACCACCCGGCCCTCCGGCAACTGCAGCAGCTCGATGCCGTGCACCGGTGGGTCAGCGATGCGATAGCCGTCGCCCGGGTCGGTACCCACAACCAGCACCGCGCCCGAATCCCGCACCGTGGCGATGCTGAACGCGTCACTGTCGTGGACGTCGTACTCATAGTCGACGCCATCAATCAGCGTGATCGGGCAGCTGAGCGGATTGCCGATAGCAACGGGCCGACAGCGCCCAACAACAGCGTCATCGGCATCGCCGGCCTCATAGAGCACGCTCTGCAGCGGCACATCGAGCAGCGTCTCCAGGCCGCCAGTGACGATCCTCAGCGTCTCCTCTCCGCGCCCTTCAAGATCCGTGACAATGCTCGTCGCCACTTGAATGGCCTCGCTCATCGGCGCATCGGCTGCTACGCGAAACACACGCGCAATGCCGTCACTCACCGGACCGACCGCCAGCCCATCTAGCGCGCCGTCGACATTGATGGCCTCGATGTTGCCAACACCGGCACTCCGGCCGCCGTCGCGCTGACGCCAGAACAGGGTGTCAACCCCGCGGGAATAGGCGATGTCGCCGGTCAAGCGCGCGTCGTGCCAACGCGTGCCATTGTCCCCGTACTCAGCGTCGGCCAGGTAGAAAACCGTGCTGCCCAGCTGCAGCTGCACCACCGTGGTCATCCGCGCGTGTGATGACGCCGGCAGACCTGGCGGCACCGGCGGCAACGGCGCGAGATCGCCACCAGCATCGGTAAACGATGGCGGCGAATAGCCGGTCGTGATCGACCCGCCCGCATCGGTGTACGCCGGCGGCGTGTAGCTCACCCCGGGTGCACTCCAGGGATGAAGTAGCCCTTTTCGCCTGCAGTCGCGCCCCGAATCCACACAAGATAACCGTCAGTTCGCGCACTCAATCCTGTGAATGCGTACGTCCCGTCGCTGCCGCTTGTTGTCGTAGCAACCAGCACCCCGGTGGCCATGTCGAGAAGCCACACCGGCCGCGCGGCCGGCGCTGAACCGACAAGCACCAGCCCGTTCGGGGAGTCGCCGCCGATGCGGAGCGCGCCGGTCGGCAACACGAAACCGGCCGCACTGAACAACGGGCGCACGGTCGCAACCTGAGTCAACGGAATCTGAACCGCAGTCCCGGGGGTCTGTGGCGGTGCAAGCACGGTGGCCATCAGTCGTACTGCATAGCCAAGCGGACACCGGGCTGAGCTGTTGGCAGCGTTCCCTCAGTGCCCCCGAGTGTCAGGTAACTCCGCGACGTTGCCCCAACGGGAGTTTCTGCGAACGCCGCCTCAGAGCTAAGGTCTGAGTCCATGTACAGCAGGACCTGCGGAATGCACAGATACTCCGGCTGCAACCCATAGACGCGGACGACAGTCGCCTCGCCGCCGACAAGCATTGTCGTTCCGCCTGTTGGCAACGATGCCCAATACGTGCTGTCAGCGACGGCCGAGGAGATAAATGTCGTTCTAGTCAGGGACGTCGAAGACGAGACAAACAGGTAGAAGCCGGTCGCGGTCGGGGTTCCGCTTGCGTCAGTCGTTCTGCAGACGAGCACTGCGCCGAGGCATGAACCTGCAATTGCACCTCGGTGCAGGATCATTGCTACGTAGCCCGCGTTAGCGCAGTAAAACGACGGCGTTGTTGCGACCACAAGGTTTCCCGTCCCGCCCGTTGCATTCGCGCGGGAGAACATGACACCCGTAATCGTGCCGGCCCCATCTGATCCGGAGCCGATAGTCACGTAAAGAATGAATTTTGCGGCGAGGGCGGTGCCTGTGTACCACTCAAATTTGACGTAGCACGGTTTTGACGCATGAAGCGAATCGTCCAAATACCTGATTTCGTAGCCTATGAACGTGCTCGTAGTGCCCGGCAACGTAACTGTCGACCAGTCAATCTGCCCCGTGTCCGTTGACCGTGGGAATCCGACCAAGTCACACGCGTCGGCGTGCGCTTGGCCCATCGCTCGGAACTCCGTGTTGTTGGCGCAGGACGCCAATACTGTCGTGCTTGTTGCAGTCACTATCTCCTCCCCGTTCTGATCGCGTCGGTCTGCCGATCAACAGCAGCCGACTGGCGCTGCGCGCTCTCGCGCGTCGCGGTCTCTAGTTGTTGCAAGCGCTGGTCCAGCCGCCGCGTGTACTCGTCGCCCTCGCGACGCTCGCGGCGCAGTTCGCGCAGCTCGGCGACCATTGGGGCCGTTGATCAGCTCGTCGGTCCAGGCGCGAAAGTCGGCGTCGTTTGTGTTTGCCATCGAACTTGAGTAGGTCTTCGCGGTCATCAATTCATCTCCTAAAACTATCAATCTGTCGATTGAGCGTGCGGTTGTGCTCGTCGCCGACGCGAGCGAGCGTCGACTCAGCCCGGTCAACTCGCTCAACGAGTTTCTCAAGCGTCGACTGCTGCTCGCGCATCGCGGTCAACACCGCACGCAGCAAAGCGTCCGGGGCCGGGTCAACACCTGCGCTACTCGTGTTTACCGGCGGCGGTACGAGAATCGGAATGCCCTCGCGACGGAAGAAATCGCTCACCGAGGCCGGAAACACCATTTCGCCCTGGTGCAGGTACGCAATGCCGTCGCTCGGCACGTACGACGTGCCCACCGCATAGCCCGGCGGAGGCGTGACAGTGCCGCCACCAGGCGCCAGTGGACCGCGCGGCTGCAGGGGCAGCGACCCGCCCAGCGCGAGCACCGCGGACTCGATCCCAGCCAGGCTGAACGTATGCGCCTGTAGCTCGGCGAGGCTGCTGCCAGCCGTGGCATCCAGGCTGGCCAGATGGCCCAACTCGGTGACCGGGTCAGCAGGCTCGATGCGCGCAAAAAACGGCGCCAGCATGTCGCGCAGCTCGGGCGCCATCAGTGCGATCGCAGTTTCCATGTCCGCTATGCCAGCCTCGACACCCGCGGTATCGCCGAGCGCAGCCGCCTCCTCGACGTTGCGCAACAACGGCTCCAGCAAGTCACGCTGCCCGGCCGGCAAGCGCGCGATCTGCGACTCCAAGGCGTCATTGAGCAGGCTTTGCGCATCAGCCAGGCTGCCGAGTGAAATGCCGACGCTGGCAGCCAGGTCGGTCAGCTCAACGCCCATGGCCGAGGCAATTCCAGCCAGTTGTGTGGCCGTCGCGACCGTCATGTCGCTGAGGTTGACACCCAGCTCCGCCACGAGGTCGGACATCGAGAACCCGAGCGTCGCCTCGATCTCCGAGAGCGGCCGCTCGTTGGCACTCATCATGTCGCGGATCACCGCGGTCAGTTCCTGCGCCAGCGCCAGGCGCTCAGCAGCTGCCTGCTCGGAGAGGATGCGCTCGCGCTCGGCCTGCAGCGCCGACAGATCTCCGGACGCGCCACCGCCGCCACCGCCGCCGCCCGTGCTGCTGTTGCCGCCGGGGTTCGGCAACGGCTGCTCGAACACCATATCGGCGAACTCACGCATGCGGTCGATGATCGAGTCGCGCAGGTCGAAGAACCCGCGACTCGATCCGTAGACATCGCGCCCGAGGCGCAGGATCTGATCTGCCAGTTGCGGCAACCGTCCAGCGGCCTCAGCGTCGCCGCCCTCGGCGGCCGCACGCTCGCGCTCGAACAGTGCCAGCGCCTCGGTCAACTGATCCTTCGGGCGCAAGCCGGACAACTCGCTCGCCATAACCCCATCGAGCCAGTCACGGATCCGTTGCTGCGCGGCAATCTGCGCCTGCACCGCCTGATCCGTCGCCTGGGTCACTTCGCTCATGCCGCCGGCAGTGTCGGATGCCCAGCCGCTGATGCCGCCGCTCATCGCGGCGATCTGCGCATCGATCTGTTCCAGCTGCGACCCAAACAACTGCCCGACGATGTCGCGACCGCGCGCCTGCAGCCGCGCCATCGCCTCAGCGGCGCGGATCGAAGCGACTTCGTGCGCCAGTGCCAGATCCTGCTCGGCCGCCGCCTGCATGCCCGCGGCCCGCGCGGCGGCGTTCAGCGCATCGGTCGTCTGGCGCGTCCAGCGGCCGATTTCCTGCATCTCGCGCTGGTACTCAGATAGCCCACCCGCGCTGGCCAGCTCGTCATTCAGACCGCGCACCAGGCCAACGTAGTCGCGGTACGCAGCCGCCTGCTCGTCGAGTACGGCGCCCATCTCCGCTGCACTCAGTGCGCGAATCTGCGCCAGCTGCGCCTCGGAGGCGCCCAGCTCGGTCGCGGTCGCGATGAGGGCATCCATCTCGGTGCCGATAGCCTGCAGGCGTTCGGCAAATGTCAGCGACGGCGCGAACTCGGCCAGGCGTTCAGTCACGCCGGCCATCAGCTCCTCAAGCGACGTACTGACGCCGCCGATGGCGTCGCCCGCCTGCCCGGAGAGGTCGATCAGCACGCCCAGCGCCTCGGCCAGACGGAGCATCTCAACGACGCCCTCTGCGCTCAGCGTTGGCAGCATCGATTCGAACATCTCGCGGAACGCGGCCGCGCCGGTGTCGCCCGTGAAATCGGACAGATTGAGCCCAGCTTCCGTGAACATCGCCGCCGCGCGCTCGGTAGCCTGGGCGATCTGGATTTCGAGGCGCTCGGACTCTGAGTAGAACGTCTCGTAGTAGGCATTCCAGAGCCCTGCTGCCTGCTCAAGCCCGCCCGCGGCTGTGACCATGTCGGCCGCAAACGCGATCAGCTCCATGCGCGTGCCGTCGAACGCCTGCCCGGTCATCTCCAGCGCCAGCTCGTACAGCTGGGTGCCCGCCATCAGCCGGGCGTAGGTCTGCCCGAGGTCCTCCGTTCCCTGGCGATACTCCGCCATGAAGTCGGCGACCTCAGTCAACGATCCTGTGATCTCGCCCGCGTCGATGATGCGTTCGATCTGCAGGCCATCCGCGAGGCGCTGCACGCGCTCCTCCAGCGTGTCCGCGGCACCCACGAACTCCTGCACGTCTGCCGACATCTCGCTGAGGATCGCGGCGAATCGCACGTCCAGCGCTTCGGCCATTGTCGCCGAGCCATCGCGAAACGTGTCGTTGACGGCCGACAGTCGCTCGCGGACACCAGCGAGCTGTTCCTCGTCGAGGAAGCTCGCAATCAGATTGTCGAACTGCGCAATCTGATCGGCGATCTCCTGGCTTTCCGGTGCATTTCGGCCCAAGTCCTCGGTGCGGACAAAAATGTTGCCGAGCTGAGACTGCGCGCGTCCCTCGCTCAGGCGGTCGCCGGAGAACTCAGAGCTGCGAACACGCAGCAGCGGGTTCTTCTCAAATGCGCCGGCCAGCAGCGTGCCGACGACGGCGCCGATGATCGTGCCGATGACCGGCACGACTGAGCCGAGCTGCGCACCGAGGATCGTGCCGGATGCGCCAGCAGCGCCCGCCAGGCCGCTGCCAATGAGGCCAGCGCCAGCAGCGCTGGATGCGAAGGTGAATCCGCCAATGGCGCCGCCGAGGGCGCCCATGCCGCGATTGCCCGTCGACGCGCCGGCCAACAACGCCAGCGGGCCAAGGAACTGGCCGAAGCCGGAGATCAGGCCGGTGGCGCCGAGGCCACCGCCGGTGCTGCCGCCACCGAGCAGGCTGAGCAGGCCGCCGTTTCCGCCCTGACCCAACATCGCGCCCAGCATCGACTGCTGACCGCCAGCGCCCGCTGCAGCAGCCAGGCCGGGGAAACTCCCGCCGAAGGCACTCGCCATCATGCGCAGCACGGCGGACTGCGCCAGCTGCTGCGCGAGATCGCGCAGCGTGTCTTTGAACAGGTCTTTGACGCCGCGCATGCCGCGACTCATCGCGTTGACCAGGTCGCCGCCGAAATCGGTCCACGCGCGCTGACTCGCTTGGGTCGACTCGCGCGCCTCATGGGCGGCGTCGATCACCTCGTACAGCCCGGCCACCTGCTTGCGAAGCGACTCCTGCATCGCCGGACTCAGCGCGAGCGACTCGTTCGTCTCTTCGTTGACACGACCCTTGGCGTCAGCGACAGCTCGCAGCACGATCTCCTCGACGCGCCGCTGCTCTGTTGTCATCGACGCCAGGCGCGCCTCTTCCTCCAAGCTCGCCAGGAGGTTGCCGACCACATCATTTGCTTGCCGCTGCGCTTCCTTCTGCCGCTCGATCGATGCGGTATTGGTGTCAAGCGCAACGGTTGCCGCGCGCACTGCGGCATCCTGCTGCCGGAAGATTTCAACCAGCGGCTTGCCTTCCTCGCCCAGCGCCTGACTGGCTACCACCGCGGCATCCGTAGCCGCCGTGATGTCCGCCAGCGCATCCTCGTAGTCCATCCACGCGCGCTGGGCTGGCGTTGCTACATCTGCAGTGAGGCTGCGGGTGATGCGGGCGAGCTGTTCCAGCGCTCCTTCCTGCTCGCGCGCCGCCGCCGTCAGGTCGCGCACTTCCTTCTTGAGCTCGCGCGGTGCCACCTGCATGCCCTTGTACTGCCGCTCTAGCCCAGCGAGCTCGGCGATCAACCCCTCGACCCGCTTTGCCTCCTCGGGATTGACGATGCTGAGATCGGCCAGCTTCAGCCGCGCTACCGCCTCGGCACCGCCCTGCAGGTCCGCGATTCGCTCGCGCATCGAGCCGATCTGTGTCGTGAGATCAGCGACGAATGCGTCGATTCCTACCTGGTTGGCGAACGCAGCGCGAGCCTTGGCACCGGCCAGGTCAATCTCGATCCCGAAAGCGCGCAGCACAGACCCCGCCGGCACAAACCGGTCTATGGATGCGACCATGTCGGCCACATCGTTGCGGATCTGCGCCGAGGCGCTCTCCAGCGTCATGCCACGCTTGGCCAGTTCAAATTCCGCGCGAGCCTCCTGCAGCGCGGGCCGCAGTTGCGCGAGCGCGGTGGTAGCCGATTCGATCGACACCGCGTCGAACATGTCCTGCGCTTCGCCGACCTGACCGATTCCCTGACCTGCGCGGCGCGCGCGCACGTCGATCTCGCGCTCGAGCGCCGCAATGCGCATTTCCGACGCCTGCACCTCGGCAGCGGCAGCACTGATGGCCTCATCCCGCATGGCACCGGTAGACGAACGCACCTTGTCGATCGCCGCCGCCAGAGACTCCGACGTCTTCTCGGCCTCGGTCTGCTGGGTGGCCAGGTAATACACGCCGTACGCTGTGCCCAGCGCCACGGTCACCCAGCCACCCATGAGCGCGAACAACCCGCGGCCAGCAGTGGCCACCAGCCCCATGCCTGTGGCCAGCGCGCCCATGCGGGTGGCATTGGCCGCAGTGTTCGCCGCAAGCGCTCCCTGGGCAGCCGTGCTGGCGGCCAGCGCGCCAGCCTGGCGCGCGCCAGCCGTCGTGGACGCAGTCTGTGCGGTCGCCAACGCAATCTGCGCACTGGTCTGCTGGGCCAATACGCCCGACTGAGCGCGACCCAGGGCCGCCAATTCCGTGCTGATGGCAGTCAACCGAGTCCGAGCAGCAGACAGTCGATCGGTGGCGTCCTCATTAGCACGCAACGCGGCGGATAGCGTCGCCATGCTGCTCGTGGCGGCGATTGTCCGTTGGGCCGCCGCCTGGTCAGCGGCGGCCAGGCTCAGCTTGGCCGTCTCCTGGGCACGCGCAGCCTGCACCACTTGCATGGTGCGGTTGATGTCAGCCAGCTGCGCCGCAGCACGGCTCTCGGCCGCGCGCGCGGCCTGCAAGCTGTTCGCGGCCTCCGTCGCCGCGCGAGCGCTGCTTGACGCAGCGATCCGCAGATCCGTGGTGGCCACCATCTCTGCCCACGCCGACTGAGCCGCGCGGGCTTGAATGAGGTTCGCCATGTAGGCCGCCGAACCCTGCGCCAGGCGCGAGAACACCGCGACACCAGACACAACGGCCAGCGCGCCAATTCCGGTTGCAATGGTGTCGATCGCACCACTGGCCACCAGGTCTCGTAGCGCGGTTGTCAGACCCGTGGCGCCCTGCGCCAATGTGGTCATGAAGCCGGCATTGCCGATCGCCGCTTCCAGATCCGTTATGGCGTTGCCCAGGCGTGCAAAATCCGCCGCGGGCAATTCGGCGGCAGCACGCGCACCTGCACCGTACAGCTCGTCCAGCCGCTGCGACAGCTTCGGGAGAAGTTCCTCGGCCGTGACCTGGCCGGTGTCCAGCAGCTTGTTGAGTTCCGCCTGGGTGACGCCCATTGCCTCTGCGGCAATGCGGAACGCGCCGGGCAGGCGCTCGCCGAGCTGGCCCTTTAGCTCCTCGCTCTGGACCGTGCCCTTGCTGATCATCTGTTCCAGCGCGCGAAGCGTGCCCTCTGTCTGCTCGGCAGAGAGATTCAGCACACGCGCCGCTTGGGCCACGCTGGTAAAGGTGTCGCGCGTTGCTTGCCCGGCGAGATTCGTGCCTTGCGTTGCCGCTGTGAGTCGCGAGTACGCGCCGCTGGTGCTGAGCACCTCCAGTCCGAGGCGGTCGATCTCACCGCGGACGAATGCCGTCTCCTGCGCCGCACGCGCCCCAAGCGAGGCAGTCATCGCCTGCCCAAGCCCGGTGACGGTGTTTGTGGTGGTCACAATGTCACGTGCCACACCGCGCACCGCAGCAAATCCACCCAGCGCAGCGGCAACACCCAGGGCGCCGGAGCGCAACCTGTTCAGATCACCCGATAGCCCAACGCTGGCCTGACCTGTGGCGCGGAAGTCGGTTTGCACCGCGCGGGCAGATTGCCCCACGTCGCGCTGTGCGCCGGATACCCGCTGCAGCGTGGGAACCACGCCCTGGGCGGTAGCGTTGATCCGGAGTGTGACGGTCTGATCAGTCATGACCGGCAGACCGTCAGCGCTGTTTCTTCGCTGCAGCAGCGGCCTTCTGATTGCGCACGTTGGCCACGCACCGGCCCATGTAGCGCACGTCCCACGTCACACCGGCCCAATTCTTTTGCGGCAGCTCCAGCAGTTCGCAGGCGCTGCGGATCTCGGCGATCTCGATGCCCTGCCACCACACGCCGCCCATGCCGGCGCCGATTCCGCGAACAGTGCAGAGCTGAAACACGCGAACAGCGGTGAGATTGCAGGTCCATACGTCTACCACCAGTTCACGTTCGTCGTCGGGTGCGTTGTCCTCATCGCCGAGGCTGGTGACGACAGTGCCGTCATCGTCGCCCTCATCCTCAGTGCCGGCGTCCTCGCGGGCGTTCGGCACACGGTCGCCGGAGAGGATCAGCGCCGCTTCTTCGAGTTTCCCTGGCGGCCTTCGCCGATGCTGGCCAGGTAGTCTTCCCAGATGGCGTTGCGCACTACGGCGCCGTACTGGTTCTGAGCCAGCCATTGGTGCGGCGTCTGTCCAGGCTCCAGTGGCAGACCCTGAATGTCCGGTACCAGCATGGCGAATCGCTCCGCGGACGTGATTTCGCCCGCCTCGACCTGTGCGTCCAGCTTTTCGGCATCGTCTTGGCTGTGCAGCACAAACTGGCAATCCACAGTGCCGTCCAGCACCACCGGTGCGCGCTGGGCGACCGGAATGCGGGTGTCGGGTTTGGGCCAGAGGAGCGTGACTGGGCGGGTGATGGTTTGAACTGCGTTGACCTTGAGCACTGGCGGTAGTCCTGTGTTTGCGGTGGTTTTTTGGTTAGCGGCGGTGATAGACACCGGGGCCGGCGAACCGGACCCCGATTGTTTGGCGCACCGCCACGCCTAACTCGTTATGCCGCGATGGTGAAGGTGACCTCCTTGGTGGCCACCAGCGGCGTCGGGGTCGTGTCGTCGGTGGCGGAGATCTCCACCGTGTACGAGCCCACCTCGCCATCGGCCGGCGTGCCAGTGACCGCGCCGGTACCAGCGTTGAGCGTCAGACCGGTCGGCAGCGCGCCGCTCTCGATCGCCCAGGCCAACGTGCCGACGTAGTCGCCGGAGGCGACCAGGCCACTGGTGTACGCGACCTCCTCGGTGCCGTTCGCCAGCGTGCCGCGCAACGCGAACGTGTTGTCGCCGAAGCCGACGAAAAGCTCATCGTTGCCGGCGCTCGATGCCAGGCAGCGGCCCTTGATCTCCCAGCCCTTGTCGCCGTTGATGTCGACGCGGGTGACGGTCTCGATCTTGCCGCGACAGCCGAGCACGCTGTAGAGGCCAACGCGGGTGTCGGACTCCCACAGGTACCAATCGAGCTCGATGAAGATGCCGTGCCGGCGCACGTACTCCGGGTTGAAATCGTCCGTGAGATCGGTTTCCGCGACCCTCCACGTGAACGTGCCCTTGCGGTTGACCGTGGTCTGGCTCTTGTCGGTGTATTCGTTGTAAGCGGGCGAGTTGCCCAAATCCACCTGCAGCAGCTTTGACCAGGTCGCCGTCCACGCAAGCGGCGTGTCATCCGTGCTCGCCGTGCCACCGCGAACAAGCGTGCGGACGCGACAGCGCGAGTTCTTCTTGCTCGCGACTACCGGCGTCTTCGTCGGCAGCGTGACGCTCGGCGGCGTGCTCTCTTCGACGTCGCTCGTCAGCTCGCCCAGCAACGAGGCCTGGCCGCTGAATCGCTGACCGATCTCCATCTTGAGCGAGGCGATGTCGACACGGATGTCGTTGCCCTTGATCAACTCGCGCGTGTGGCACCAGTGCCCGGTGATGACCGGGATCGACTGGCTGATCGGGTTGTAGCGCGTCAGCGCGCCGGACACGCTCTTGGTCGGCGTCATGCCCGCCGGACGCAGCAGGATGGCCGCCCAGGCGTCGCTATTTGTCGCCTGGCCGGGCTCAGCAGGAGCCCACAACTCGAACAAGCCCGAGATCGAAACGCGACCGTTAGCCAGCGCGAAATCATCGTGGCCGAGGTAGGGCTTGTCTTCCGGGCGCTCGATCACGTCATAGTCGATCTGCGACTGACCGTCGAACAGGCGGAATCCGTCCGTCGCCGGTGAGACTGCCTCGGGCGTGCCCTCGGCAGCCTGTACCTTCAGCAGGACGGTCCGCTTCTTGAAAAAGTCCAGGTTGGGCTGGGGCATAACTTACTCCTTGCGGCTACGACGGATGCGGCGCGGCGCCGCGGTGGGTTTGGTCTTTGTGGGTGCGGCCGGCGTTGCGGCTGGCGCGGCGATCGGCGCAACAGGCGCAGGCACATCGGGCACCAGCACGCCGCCCTCGTAGCGCCAGCCACACTGGCCGCTCGACGGGAATGGCATGTCGCGCATCGGGTCTTTCATGACATCTCCTGGTCGCGGTAGTCGCAGCCGAAAATCACCTGGCGCGTGAGGTGGCCGCCGAGGTAGGCATCGGAGCCGCTGTTGGATACCCACAGCGGTTCAAACGGTGCCGGGGGCGACCAGTCGCGCAAGTGCGATCGCACCTGGCGTTCGAGCAGCGTCATCGCCGGCACGCCGGCACTGGCGCTGGCATCTGCGACCCAGAGGACAACGACGAGCGAAACGGACATCGGTTGCGCGTACGCATCGGTGTAGTCCGCGGGCCGGCGGCCGCGCTCTTGCGACACGACAAACGCGGCCGGAGTCGCGCGGGGCGGAACCTTGAGTGCCTGTTCCAACGCGGCCGAACCGTCCACCAGGCGCAGCGCGTCCAGCGTGCGCAGGCGCTCGATGGCGAGCTCTACGGGAAACGGCCCGGCGAGCATCAGTAGTCCCTCAGCGTGTCAGCCGAGAACACGCGCTCGGGCGCGCAGTACTCCGGCATGCCGCTGCTGGCGGGCGGCAGTGGATCACTGGCGCCCAGGGAGAATTTGCCGTCGCGCGTCAGCTCCAGGAAGCGGATCGCATCCTTGTAGTCGCGCACGACTGGATCAGTTTCTTCGCGGGTGCCGACGCGGTCTTTGCTAAGCAGATAGCGCGCGATCTGCCGCGCCCACACGGTGACGATGCCGGGAACCGGCGAGAGCGGCAGCGTGTAAGGCGTCGGCTTGCGCAGCGACAGATAGCCGTCGATCACGCCATCGGCGTCAGTCAGCGCCTTGTTGACATGCGCCAGCGCTTGGTCGGCGATCGCGACGTCGGCCGGATCGAACGCGCTGCGATCGTGCGCGCGCAGCGTGGCCTCCATCAGGTCTTCCGCGACCACCGGATAGCGGTCTGGCGTGCAGAGCTGCGCCAGCTCGCGAGTGAGCTTGGATTCGGCCAGTTGGGCGGGCGTGCAGTACATCAGACGGCCTCGGGGCCGACGTGCGGCAGCAGCATCCACCACTCGCCCGTGCGGGCAAGCGATGCCGCCTTGCCAAACACCTGGCGTTTGATGTCGTTGCGCCGCGATTGGGCGACAAACATCAAGGGTCCGCGGCGCTCCAGCGGCTGCAGGTAAGTGCCCTTGTCGGGGCTGCCGACAAGCACATGCGCCCCTTCGGGCGGCAGCGCCTCAGCGAACGGCCGCCACAGGAAATCCCCCTCGGCGCTGGGTTGGAACGGGCCGACAACGGGTACGGCGGTACGCATCAGATCAGCACCCGGGCGAGCCAGCAGAGCACATAGGCATACGCCCAGCACCAGACCGCCTTGAGGACACCGGGCAACAAGAGCGCGACCTGCACAAACAACAACAGGAGCAAGAGGAACGTCGCTACTACCAATACCGACGCCCAGCCTCCGCGGTGATCCAGCCAGTCAAAGAGATTGAGCCGGTCCATTACTTGCCGACCTTCTTACCGCCGCCGAACGTGCCCGGCGTCAGCGGCTGCGTCGCACGGCCGCTCGTCATGATGAAGTGCAGCAGGCTGCGCTCCGCCAGCTGGGCCATGTCGGACGCCCAATAGCCGCGGGCGAGCACCTTTTTGGCCAGGTTGACCAAGTCATCGTTGACGGCGAAAGCGTCCGGGATTTCGTCGCCCATCCGTACGCTGCCCTCGTCGTTAAGGTACACGCGGAATGCAGGCCAGGCGAAACCCTTGCGAGTGCCGCCGAGCATGCCGTTGCTGAAGCGTGCGTTGCTGCAGTTGGTGCCGATCTGCAGGCGCTGCTCTGCCGTCAGCGTGGGCACCTTCAGGGCGTCTTGGATGAAGATCCACGGTTGGGCGGACCGGGCGGCGCCCCAGCGGCGCGTCGGCTCGTCGTCCGACGCCAGCGCGGTCGCGATCGCGTCATCCCAGGCACGGATGCGCACGGCGCCATCGCTGCGCGGTGCGGTCATGCCGTCCGCCAGGTAGACGATGCCAGTGACATTGCCGCCAGCACGCTGCACCTGGTCAGGAATGGCCTGGTCGAGCTGCCAGCCGAGTTCGGTGAGGCGCAGGGCGATCATCTGCACCTGGCTCAACCGGTCATTGATGGCGCCGAGCAGATCGGCGGGCGAGTTGAAGATCGCCTGCAGCTCACGCGCCTGGGTTTGGGTGACTTGGTCCATTACTTGGTTGCCTTTTTCGGCTTCGTGGGTTTGGCGACCGGGGCCGTGGACACAGCCTCACCAGCCGGAGGCGTCGTGCCTCCGGCCGGCTCGGTGGTGACAGCGGCGCCGCGGTCACCGGTACCGGCCTCGCTTATCGCCGGCTCGCTCTCGGGGTGATTCGTGGGCGAAGGGCTGCTCTCGCCATCGCCGGCCGGAGGCGTCGTGCCTCCGGCCGGCTCAGTCGTAGTCGCAGTGGTGTTCGTGGCCGGCGGCGTGTCGCCGTCGCCCTGGGGATTCGTCAGCACCGGCACCGGCACCGCCTTGACGTTGCCACCGCGCTCCTGCTCGGCAGCGATAGCCGCTGGCAGCTCGATCTCGCCGCCGCGATAGACGCGCCCGGCGAACTTGATGGGGCTTAGTACGGTGCAGCGGACGGTGGACATCGGTGACTCCGGCGGTGGGTCGGTGATCAAGGGGCGGGCAATCCGCCCGCCCCATGGGCTTTGCGCGCGCTCAGGCGTGCGGCAGACCTGCGTCCTTGATCAGGTAGGCCGCGGTCATGCCGGACAGCACCGGGGTCATGTCCGACGAGACGCCGTAGACCCAGCTCTTGGTGCTGTTGTCCCAGTACGGCACCTCGACCAGGGGCATGCCCTCGATCGCGTAGGTGTAGCCGTACGCCGGCTCCTCGTTGTTGGCGCCAGCGTCGCTGCCAGCGGCGGCGTACGCCAGGACGACATCGGCGCCCCAGACATCGCTCAGGGCGTCCGCGTCATCGGCGACGGTTGCGGCGCCGACAACAATGTTGTCGACCTCGAAAACCTCGCGAAGCGTGTCGAGCGTCACTTTGCGCAGTGCCGCGTTGGACGTGCGCCCGATCAGATCGTCGTGGTTCTTGAGGCAGCGCAACGCCTTGGCGCTGATCATCATCGTGTTCGGGTACATCCCGATGCTCGCGCGGATCGCCTCGCGGCCGGTCATCACATCGTCAACCGGATCCGATGAGGACGGGTGCGACCAGCGGTCGGTGCTCGTCAGCGTGATCTTGTGGTCGGTGTCGTAGTTGCTCGCGTTGGTCGCGATGCCTGCGCATTCCACCTCGTGTTCCAGATCGAGCACGCGCATCACCGTGTTGACGGCGCGCGAGCCCAGGTTGATGCCTGGTACCGCTGCAGCGTCAACGCCCAGCTCACGGGGCACCACGGCCTCAAGCGCGCGGGGAACGACGGCGTAAGGGGCGCCCGAGTAGCCGAAGCGGATGCGCTTGGTGGCAGTGCCCGGCGCACGCTTCGACGAGTACTGCCGAAACGATTCCTTGCCGAACTGGATCACCTGGCCGCCGTAGGCCGCGACGTAGGCAATGGGGAACAACATGCGGGCGATGAGGCCCGCCTGACGATAGCCGCGGGCGTGCTGCGACAGGATCGGATCGATCACACGCGCCTGAGCGGGGGTTTGCTGACCAGACATTGATTACTCCAGTTGCCGGCAATGCCGGTCAGTTTCAGTTGGGGTAGAGCAGCACTTCGATGAACTTGCCGGCGCCGCTGGCGGCTTGCAGCGCGCGGCCCTTGATCGGCGCGATGGACTCGTACAGCACCAGCAGCGAGTCGCCGGTGGTGTTGGTGCCGGCCGCGTTGTTGATGGTGTTGGCCGCAGTGATCGTGAACTCGGCCGTCAGCGCGGAAATGTCGACGTTGGCCGCACTGGCGTCGCGGTTGAGCCGGACGACGCCGACCAGGCGATCCGTCGTGGCGATGCCGGTCACCGTGAGGTCACCCGCGGCGCCGCCGGCAATGACCGCCGACTTGGTGCCGGTGGCCGCTGCAGTGATGGCGCGGCCGGTCGCGTCGCTCTGCACCAGTGCGCCAGCGGCGACCACGCCGCCGGACTCGACCACTGCCGTGCCGAATACGTCGACGGGCGCATAGGCGCCGATGGCGGCCGCGGAGCGCGACACACCGAGCGCATCACCCGCGAGGCCCGAATGGGCGCCTGCGTTGGTGACGAAACGGCACGCAGCAATCACCGCCGTGGCGAGGATGCTGAGCGTCAACAGACTGTGGTTCTGGGTGCCCATGGGTTCTCCGTTGGGTCAGTTGGAAACGGCCATCACGGCCTCAACGAGGCTGGATTCGGGGTGCTCGGCTTGATAGGCACGCGCACGGTTGAGCAATTCCAGACGAGCCGGATCGACATAGGTTCCAGCCGGCGCGGAAAACGACGCAGGGGCGGGCAACGGTTCGACGCGGGACTTCTCGCGGTAGTCGACGCGCACGGGCAGATCGGCCAGCAGCGCGCTGAGCGCTTCGGCCGGCGATTGCAACAGCGGCTCGCCACCATCGGGCGAGGCGAAGGCGACAGCGGGCTGCTCGTGCAGCACCACCAAAAGCTCGGTGACGACAGCTGCCTCACGCGGCAACAGGCGGCCGGCATCGACCAGGCCACTGGCGAAGGCCGCGGTGGCCGTCCGGTGTGCGGCGTGTTCTTGCGCGATGCGCGCTTGCTCGCGCTGCAGCTGCTCGGCCTCGCGTGCAGCGGTGGCCTGCTCACGTGCCGACAACTCGGCCTCGCGCTGGGCTACAGCATGCTCGCGGGCGGCGATCGCAGAGTCGATCTGCGGATCGGCCGGGGCCGAGAACGCCGGCCCGGCCATCACGGTTTCGCCGTCAGCCTGCGACGCCTCGACAAGCGAGTCGATCTGCCAGGTGGGCAACACCTTGTCGGCTTCTTCCAGGCCCTCGCGGCCGACCATCCAGTCACGCACGCGGCGCAGCATTTCGGCAACGCTGCGGAACGCCCAGCGGCGATCGCTGGCGAACTCGGCAACGTCATCACCGGCCGCGAACTGCACATCGCGCAGACCCATGACGGCCGGCGCCTGGGCGCCGAGGAACCCGACGTGGTTGAGGTAGTACTGGCCCGGCGTGGGGTTGTTCGGTGCATCCGGCAGCAGGAATGCGGCGCTGCGCTTCTTGTAGCGCCCGGCATTGACTGCGGCGGCAAACGTGGGCTCCAGCTGCTGCACGTCGGCGAGCAGGAGATCGCCCTCGGCGCGCAGGCCCCGCACCCAGCCGTAGGCCGGCGCGTTGAGCTTGGGGTGACCGATGACAATCGGCGCCTCATGCCGGGCCGGGTCATAGCCCTTGGCCGTCGCGGCGACGTGCTCAGCCGTGATGTTGAACTCACGGCCATGAAGGTCGACATGCCGGCCGGCGCGGAAAATCTCGGTGGTGTGATTGGCATCCATGGGGCCATCATCTGGATGCGCCCCGCGCGGATCATCTGTCCGCCGTTCCACTCCCGCGCGTTCCGCGAAAGCTGGAAATTCCGATTTGGCGGTTGCCGCCAGCAACCCGACCCACCCGCCGCCCGAGAACCCGAGCGTTTAACGCCGGTAAACGGCCCTGGCTGCGTTTTTCAGGCCCGGCGCCATACCATCGGGGCGGGTCCGGGGTCTGTGCGCTCAAACGCGCGCCTACGCGGTCGGCATATCCTGCGGGTTTTGGTGGCGTCCCTCAAGGATTGCGATCGCCTCCAGGCCATCCCGATCGGGCGCCGTCGTCAGCAGAGTGAGCACGGGCGGCGCACCTGGTGTGTCGACGTCCAGCACGTGCAACACGACGCACGTGGCACGCGGGTGCAACGGCTCGGTGCGCAGGGAGAGGCGACGTGATTCAGACATCGGGATCCAGCCACGCGATCGCGAGCCGATTGATCCGCGTCTCATCCTCGTCAGATAGCCCGATGAAGGGCCGCGCCGGAAGACCCGGGTGATTGACCTTGCGCCGCACCACATCGCCGAACGCCAGCGCCTTGCCATTCTTGGGCAGGATCACATAAGGATCGGTGCCCTCCTGGTGCCAGCGCGCCTGCTTTGCGCCTGCGCGAATCTCGACCCAGTCCGGGCCGCTGGTGGGCGAGATGTCGTCGCGCATGCGGCCGGTATCGAGCAATGGCCGGCGCCCGCTACCGTCACGCAGCGGCAGCCAGGGCGTGCCGTCCGGCGCGGTGCTCGTCTTGAATCGATCCTGGGTGCTCTCGGTGAGCGCCTCGCCGATATCGCGCATCAGCCCCGAGGGGTCCTGAGCGCGGCGCAGCAGCTCGCCGAACCAGCGCTGCGCCTTGGCGTCGTCAACCGCGATGACCAGCTTGTCTGTCATGGCGTACCCCGCGGCATCGGCAGCGTCGCACGCGGCGCCTCAGCAGCCAGCCCCACGTGATACGCCCACTCCGGCGGCGGATCACCCGCACTCGGCCCCGGCGCCCGATCGGGGTTCTTGCCATCCGCACGCAGGCGCTGCGCGGAAATGCCGATCACCGTGCAGCGGCAGCCCCAGCCGTTGGGTGGGTAGTGCGTCGACCACCACGGGTCATCCTTCGCGATGACCAGGCCGTCCCACGCTCGGTGCTCCTCGCGCGGGTTGGCCACGGTGTTGTGCTTGTACTTGAGGTACTGGAACGTCTTCAGCGTCTCCCATCGCCCCGCCTGGTACGCCACGCGCAGGTTCGTGTGGTAGATGACCGACGTACGCCAGGCGACACCGCGCGCCGTGGTGCTGCCCGTCCATCCGGTCCAGCCGTTGCGCGCCACGATCTCTGCAAAACGTTTGCGGAAATCCTCCAGCGTCTCGCCCTGGCTGATCGCCGCATCCACCGCCTCGCGCAGATCACGCAGCAGCGCATCGCGCGTCGCACCGGCCACCACGAACGCCTGCGCATGCTGCCCCTGCCACAGATCATCCCAGCGCCAGGTGGGCCAGTTGAGCTTGCGGCGAAAGTAGCTCTCGGCCTCCGGCATCGAACCAAAGCGGCCGCGGATCTCAGGCATTGGAAACCTCGCTGGCCAGTCGCACCTGCTCGGCGCGGGCTTTCAGCCACAGTTCGGAATCATCAGGCGAGCCCAACGCCCCAGTGGCGTCGCGCCGAATAGTCATGCACCCACACTGCCGTTGAGTGATTTCGACGGCGCCGGCAGCTACTGCAAGCGCGCGCTTCGAGAGCGCAATGTCATAGTGGCTGCGGTGCTTTGGCGGCGCCTGCCACCACCTGCGCGAAACCCCGATCGCGTCGGCCATCGCATGCAGCTCAGCATCGGTGTCGGCGATCATGTGACACATGACCAGCCGGCCGAACTTTGCGCGCATGTTGTCGACGTAGACGCTCATTCCTGCTCGCTGTCTTCCGCCGCATCACCCACCCCCGCCACATACGCCACCGACATCGCCCCGGCCATCACCTGGGCAAATTCGGCAGTCCCCAACTGCGGAGCAATTGCCTGGAGGCCGTCGCGGATAGCCTCCAGCGACCCAGCCGACTGAACCAGTTGTTCCACGCGCTCCACCCAGCCATCCACCATCGGCTGTGCCTGGCGGGCCAGTAGGGCGGTGAGCTGATCTTCCCGATCGGGCGGGCGAGGCGCAGGGGCTGCGAATGCAGCGGCCGGATCGTCCGGCGCAACAACGGGCACTGGTGCCGGGACGCTAACCGCTTCGTAGCCCTGTCCATAGACCTCCTCAACGGTCGCCAGTTTCGGCCGATAGCCGATGTCCTTCAGATCCTTGTCGCGCTTCGCTCGCGCGGACAGGTCCTCAGCTTTCTCGGTCACTCGGTAGACGCGCGGGATTGCCGCGCCGGGAAAATTCCATTCGGTGAGCCAGCGCGCCGGGCCGTTGTTGAATGACTCGCACACCAGGTCGGCGTCCGCTTTGATGATGTCGTCGCGCACATCGCCCTGCAGGTCATCGTTGCCGAGTTTGCCGGCCGTGCCTTGCGTGCTTGCGGTCTGCCCAAGCACCACTTTCTGGATGGTGGCATCCATGGTGTCGTGCAGCGTCTTGTAGTCGCTGGTGCCGCTGCGCGCGGCCTCCAGCAGCGTGATCTCCATGCCCTTGGGCAAGATGATGCCGGCGTCTGTCTGTACGGCCCGACACGCGGCCAGCAACCGGCTGCGCTCCTCCGTCGTGGCGTCACGGTCGTAGGTGCCGACCGCCGTGGGCGACCCGAACTTTTCGAGGAACGTCAGCCAGAACTTGATCCCGTTGCGCTTGAACAGCACCGGCCAATACAGCCAGTGCGCCAGGCCCTGTCCATACGGCTCGTCGTCGTGGTCCGCGCCGACCTGGAAATCCCAGAAATACGGCCGCTCGCACGGCACGCCCTCGGTCATGCTGTGCATCGTCAGCAGCCGCAGCCCGCCATCCTTCGCATAGCGGAAGCGGCGACGGTTGCGCACCTTTATCGCCTCCAGACCCACGCGTGCACCGTCGCGTCGGTAGATCACCTCCGCCACGGCGAAACCGAAGAACACGCCGTAGAGCATCTTGGTGGTGATGTTGTCCCAGGCCACGCGCTGCCCCAACTGCTCGCGCACGTACTCCGCGGCCTGCTTGTCGATGCGCTTGGTACCGCCGGCATCCACCTGCCACTCGCAGCGGGTGACGGCGAGCTGCCGCTGCCCGAACGTCGCTTTGACTTCCGGATCGCTGAGCACCTGCTCGTAGATCACAAAGTCATTGCCGCCGCGGGCACGCAGCACGCTGTCGTAGGGCGTCAGCAGCGGGCCGGTGTAGCCGCGGGTGATGTCGATGCCATCCGCCGTGGTGGCAATCTCTCGCTGCAGTTCAGGCGTGCGCATCAGCCATATCCTCCAAAATCATTGCCGCCCGAAATGGTGCCGAAGCCGGTGTCGGTGTAGCCGCCGGCATTGCCAGCGAAGCGCGGGCCGGTGGACTGGAATTCGATGGGCGCGCTCGCAACGAAATTGAGCGCGGCGAACTGCATCATTGCGCCCGCGATCGCGCTGTCGCCGTGGCGCACCAGGTCCGCGTCTTTCAGATCCTTGCGCTCCAGGCGTGGCACCATCGGGATGCCGTCGACGTACTCGATCGCGCGGTGATCGTCCTCAAGGGACGCATCCCGCGGCAGGGTGATGAAGCCATCCTCGAACAGGCTGATGTACTTGCTCATCCACTGGCCGTACCAGGGCCGCGAGAGCACCACTTCGTGCACCGGGCCACCGGAGTAGTTGCCGGTCACCTTGTCGAGCACCGCGCGCCCATACCTGTCGCCGGTGTATTCCATGAGCGTCTGGCCGGGCCCGGACGCATCGCCGGCAAATGTCCAGCTGGTTAGGGTATCCAGCAGCGCCCAGAGGATCTGTTCCTGCTGGCGCGTCGGCGCATTGTTGAGTTCGATCACGAACGGCACATTGCGCCGCAGCTCCTGTGTGATGCGCGCTGGCTTGATGACCGAGAAGTGGCGATGCCTGGCGAAGTCCATACCGACAGCCCAGCGGCCCTCGTGCCCACGCTGGGCGGCCTTGAGCACCGGCATCAGTTGCGTGGCGATCCAGCTGGCGCACCAGATATCGCGCTCGCGCTCGGGCCGACTCGGGAACTCGTCATCGAAGACGATGCGCAGCACCGGCCGGACCTCCGGCATTGCCCGCTCCAGCCACACAGATGGGATCGCCGAGCCCTCACCATCGCGCGGGATGACATCCAGCTCCTCACGCATCGCGGCCTTGCGCGGGCCGTAGGCTGATCGAATGCCGGTGTACCAGTCGCGCTTGCCCTCGGCCGTGGCCACGGTGCCGCGCATGGCGCACACGCGCTCGTACAGGCCGTTGGCCACGGCATCGTCGAAGGTGATGCGAATCACGCCAGCGCGCTTGCCGTAGCGGCCGGCGCGCACGTCCTGCACCAGGGCGTTGAACGGGTTCTTCTTGCCGCGGTGGCTCGACCACACGCGGATGCGCCCGCCCCAGATCAGAAGCGCAGTGGCGGACTCCAGCACGCGCGCAACATCCTTGTGCAGCGCCGCCTCATCGAGGTCGACCAGGCCCTGAAGGCCGTGGATGTTCTCTGGCCTGGACGACAGCGCCGTAACTCGGAACCCGCTGGCGAAGCGCACGCGAAACGCCTGAATCTGGCGGCTGGTGCCGTCCGGTAACTGGTCGTGAAAGATGTGCTGCTCGATGCGCGTGGCCTGGCCGCGCGCCACGATGGGCGCAAACTTGCCCACGTAGCCGATGAACTCCAGGCCCTTTTCGCGGGTGTCGGCCATGTACCAGATGTTGTCGCCACCGGCTTCCTTGGCCGTGGCGGCAGTGATCGTGTCGGTGAGCGCCTGCGCAAAGGTGATTCCGGTGCGGCGCCCCTTCTCGCAGACCGCGATATCGAGATCCTGCTGCATCCGGATCCAGGCCACTTGCTGCGCCATGAGCACACCGGAAGCCAGCGGGTCAAAGTCGGCCGGGATCTGACGCACCGCCTCCGGCAGCTCATCCCATTCCAGGACGCGCTCGGTGTCGGGCAATGGGGCGGGCACGCCCATGGGCTACATGCCCGCCAGGACTTGCTCGCGCCAGAAGCGCGCGTCCTCTGCGGTCAGCCCGCGTGCCTGAGCCGCGGAATCAACGCGGTTTGCCGCCTCCAGCAGCGTCTTCTCGCGCACCTCTTGCGCCCACTTGTTCCGCGTCACGCTGGCGCGCGTCAGGCTTGCGATGTTCTTCGCGGCCTTGCCGTACAGCAGGATGCGCTCGCCCGGCTTCATGCCCTCTTCTTCGGAGTCCTGCGCTTCCTGGAACTCGACCAGCGCCTCAAACAGATCGCTCTGAATCAGGCTGATGATGGCGTTGCTGCGATCGTCAGCTTCATCCGGCGCAGCTGCTGCGATGAGCTTGGCGGCCTCGGTGCTGGCGGTGACCGCAGCCAGCCGACGCTTGAGGCGCAGGTTGTGCACGCCTACCGTCGATTTGCTGATCTCGTAGCCCTGCGACGCCAACCACTCGGACAGCGCAACCGTGCCGCCAAACCCGTTGGCGATCAGCCGGCGATCGAGATCGGCTCGGACGTCGGGCGGCAACAGATCAATCTTGCTCGGTGCCGGCATCGCGCTCACCAGTACTTTGCGGGCCGGGCAATGCCGGGCTCGCAGTCGATGGTGTACTCGGCGATGTCCACGCCGTAGCGGGTCAGCTCGGCATGCCAGGGGCCGGACGGCGAACGCTTGATTTCGACCAGTCGGCGGCCCTCCAGGTAGTCCAGCTCGCGCCGGACTTCCAGGCCCGTGGCATCCGGATAGACGCCCTGTGCGGTGCCCAGCATCACAACTTCTTGCGCGCCATAGGGCCGGGCGTAGTTCAGTGCCAGCAACAGCAACCAGCGCAGCTGCTCGCGGCGAAGCCTCTCTTGATCAAACTGCACGTCGTCTCTCCACCTGTAAGTCAGCCAGCCGGCCCGCCACAGAGTCCAGTTTCACCGCGAGCGCGTCCTGCTTGGCGCTCAGCGCATCCTGCTTGGACTCCAAAACCGCTTGCCCGCGGGTGTAGTCCTCGCGGCGCACATAGCGCTCCGGAAGCTCGGCGCGCAGCGCCATCAAGTCCCGCTCCACCGTGCGCCACGCCTGGCTTTCGGCAGCGAGGATCGAGAACCGGTCATCGACCCGGCGCTGAAACTGCGCCAGCAGCCAGCGACCAAGGCCGGTGATGGCGCCCAGAAACGTGATGAACAGGCCCAACAGCCACAAGATGTGTATCGGCTCGATGATCAATGTCATTGCGTATCTCCAGCCGGCACAGCCTTCGGCTGCAGCTGGCGAATAGCCAGTTTGTCGGCGTTGGCGAGATCCAGGGCGACGCGCCATGCCAGCAGCCAGAGCGCGATCTGCGTCTCGCAGAGCACCGGCCAGCGATCCGCGCCGACGCACATCGGCACCGGGTCGGCCGGCGCTGGTGTGGGCTCCGTCAGATCGTCCGGTACCGGGATGTAGCGCGTCGCCCCCGGCACCCGCACGATCTGTGGATCAGCGAGCGTCACCGCCGGCCGGGTGGCCGAGCAGCTCGTCAGACAGAGCCCGACAAATAGGGCGATTGCAACTCTCATGTGTTCTCCCAATGGCCTCAACGGCCTCTCGTCGCATACGTGCCTGACCGTCAGCCTCACGCAACGCGCGAGCACGCTGGCGCTGTGCCAGCAGCAGCGCGTCGCCGACTCGCTGTTCTTCACCGCGGCAGGCGTGCAGCTCATCGCCGAGCACCTTGACCGTGAGGTTGACGCGCGCGTTGGTGTCGGCGCAGGCCTGCAATTCCGCGCGCCCGCGCGCTTCTGATGCGGCGAGTTTCCCGCCCATTTCCAGGGCAAACGCGGCACCTCCGCGGTGCTGGCGCACGTTCACGTAGACCGAGAGCGCAAGCAGCAGACCGAGCACCAGGCACGCCAGCGACAACGCGGCGACCAACTTGGCGGCAATGGGCAGGCCGCCCGCTGCAATGAGGCGTTGCTCGATCACCAGCGCACCTCGCTGATGGCCGGAATGCGGGTCACCCACGTGGCGGGCTGCGCCTCGCAGCGGCGGGCGAGTTCGATGCTCTCGCGGATCACCGACTGCTGCTCTTTGACCAGCGCGTCGAACTCGTGGAGGGCATCAACCAGGCCGGCGTTGGCGGATAGGCAGACGCGGATTCTCTGCTCGGCCGCCAACCGCGCATCGTCAATGTCTGCAGCCTGCTGAGAACACAGCACGGTCGGCATGTCGACAGCCATCCACACCCGAAGCGCAGCCTCGGCGGCAGTCGCGCGCTGCTCGGCTCGACGCTTGTCAGCACGCAATTGCTGCTGCAGATCGGCCGTCTGCGCGCTCCAGACAGCGACCTGGTCGCGCTGCTGCTCGGCGCTCTGCCGCGCCTGCGTCAGCTCCATCACCGTGTCGATCACCAGCCACGTCTGCGCCGCCAGCAGCACCAGCAGTACGTAGGCCGTCACGCGCCAGCGACGCGCTTGCTCCTCGGCACGCTCAGCGCGCAGGCGCTGCTTTTCGGCATCAAGGTATTGCGGGATATGTCCGTACATCACGGGCCTCCAGTAAGAGCAGCCTGCACACGCCCCTCGCACAGCGCCTGTTCGGCTGCTCGGCGACGCTCCAGCCCGCGCAGGCGCTTGCCGCGCGCGGACACCCAGTACTGCAGTTGCGCGCACGCCTCGGGCCATTGGCCGGCGTTTGCGAATTTGCGGATGCGCGGCTGTTCGCCGGTTTTGAGCCAGCACAGCCCGTCCTTGACGCCGCGCCCGCCGGGCCCGACGTTGAACGCGAATGAGGTGAGCGCAGCCGCCTGGTAATCGGTCATCGGCGCCGTGATGCAGCGCTCGACTATTTGCCACGCTTTGCCGAGATCCGAGCGCAGCAGACGCGCACACTCCTCAGGCGAGTACTCGCGCTGCTGGATGCCGCCCGTGTGGCCATAGCACACGGTCAGGATGCCCACGGCGTCGAGATACGGACGCGGCCTGTAGCCCTCCCACGGCATCACCAGCGCCATCGCCAACAGCAACGCGCTGATCAACGATCCGCCGACGATTTGCCCGTAATGGGAAGGCTGGGCGGGCTCAGACATGAGCCGCCGCCAGGGTGCTGAACTGCCGCATGACCGACTCCACTCCCGCATGCGCGGGGTACGGAGCCAGTCTCTAGTCAGGGCAGTGGCGGATCATCTGTCCGCGGTTCCATTCGGGCGTTGTTGGACTCAAGTTGTCGCGCCTGTCCAACGGCGCCAGCGTGTGCTAGGCGCGAATCCTAGCGCGGAAATGGAACGCGCGGCAGATGACGCGTGCACGGCGCGCGGTCAGGCTAATCGCCCGACAAACTCGAACGGAATTGCAATGAAACAAGTCTCGATGGACGCACTCAGCGCGCCGCTGGAAGAAGCGGTCAAGGCCGCAGGCTGCGACCCGCGGAAGGCATTCAAGGCTGAACTACGCAAGGAGCCCCTGACCGACGAGGTTTGGCTGGTGCTCCTTTATGAACTACTCAAGCAGAAGGCGTCACAGACTGCAGTTGCCTGATCGCAGCCTCTGCAGTCAGCAACGCAACATCCAGCCGCGCACTGCCATTGCCGCGACTGGATGGCGCGTCAGCGGCCTTGGCCCGTAGGGCCGCGATAACGGCTTCGAGCGAGACCTGTCCGGAGACCGCGACCACCTCTAGCACCACGGCGCCGATCAGTGCTGGTGCCTGCGACTCCGCTAACCTCGCCCACGTATCGGCCATCTTCGCCAATACCTTCTCCGCCTTGTCGGCCGGGTTTGATGTTTCCTTTTTCTTCGTCGGCATGTTCCCTCCTAGCAAAAAGCAGCTACTTCCTGGTGAACCACAGGAATGCGAAAAAAAGCAGCCCAGCCATCAACGCAACAACAAACGTGCCCGCCTTGGACTCGACTTCCGCTTGCGCGTGGATCTCAGCGAATCGCTGGGCAACCTGATTTTCCGCAGCGGCCAGTCGCGCAGCTGACTCCGCTGCGATCAGGCGCGCCGTCTCCGCCTCGATCTCCAGAGCCTTCAGGTTCAAGGCCCTGGCTTCGTCCATTACGGCGCTCGCGAAGGCGGCATGCTCTTGCTCCCAGATGGCACGCAACGCCGCCTGATGCTCCGGGAACTGGGTAAAGAGCGCATTGGCGGCGTCTTCCTGGTCAAGCCCGATCTGGTAGACGTTCGCGCCAGCCTTTAGCGCGAGCCGCATAGCTTCGGCTTGCTCTTTCACGAGTTGTCGAAGCGCGTTGCGATCGGGAACAGGGGCACTCATGCGGGCTCCCTGGGCAACGTCTTCACGCGTCGCATGAAAACGCTGTAGCCAAACAACTGCGGCAGCAACGCCGCCGGGATTGCCCAAAGCGTCAAGTCCCGCTCAATCACAGCGGGCGCGATGAGCGCAAGTGCGCAGAGCGAGGCGATCGAGCAAGCAGCAAACAGAACGGCATTGGGCGCAAGATGCCGGAACTTAGCCATCCCCGTTACCGGCCTACTGAATCCGCAGTTGATGATGTCTCCGCCAGCAACCTGGCCGACCACGTCATGGAAGTGCTGCATGGCTACTTCCCCCTCTGCCTGATGGTTACCGGTGCGTGGTTGACGATATCGCCCGCGCCGGCCTGACCGACTGGGCCGTGAAAGACCTGTGTTGCCGGCTCTTCGCGCTCGCTGGGTCCCTGCTGATCTGCATCTACTTCGGGCTTGCGTCGGCGAACGTGGACCGATGAGCCGGAAGCAATGGCTTTGTGAGAAAGCCTCCGAAGGGCGTCGCATGCCGCCGCCTTTCCCTCGGGCGGCAGGTTCATGAAGTCGTCGGCGATCGCCGTAAGCATGTCTCGATCTTCGATGGCCATCCCTCGCACAAAGATGCTTCGGACACCGACGAGGACGTAGCCAATGTCCACGCCCGCATCTGACGCGGCGAGCAGGTAGGCGCCGCCGGGAACCTGCCGATCAGTCTCGAAATAGAACTGCGCGGTCTTGGACGCGCCACAGGCATCCCGGAAGGCTGCCTGGGTCATTCCCAGTCGTTCACGCTCCTCTTTTAACCGGCCCCCGAGCGACATACGCGCACCTCTTGACAGGGGTCGTTTAAGTGAACCATCATCCACCACACGTTCACTTAAAAGACCGTCATGAACACCAAGACACCACAACAGGCACGGCAGTGGTTCATCACCCACGGCATCAGCATCAGCGCGTGGTGTCGCGAACACGGCCTTAGCCGCCACACCGTCAACGATCTCCTGCGCGGCAAACAGCAAGGCCGTTACGGCCAGGCTCACCGCGCCGCCGTGGCCCTCGGGCTCAAGGCCGCGCCGGAGGCCCCCACAAACTACCGCAAGGGAAAAGCAGCATGAACCTCGACGGCAACTTCGTCCATCCCAACCGCGACTTGTTTCCCGAGACACTGCTGACGCAGATGCTCGGGAACACGGTATTCACCAGCTCGCGCAAGTTGGCTGAGCACTTTGGCAAGCGCCACGACGACGTCCTCCGGGCAATACGGAAGCTCCTCGCGGATCTCCCGGAGCCGGGGTTCGCTGATGCCAACTTCATCGCCATGACCTACCAACAAAAGGTCGGTGTCACGCCCACAAAGGCTGCGGCTTACTCCGCAAAACTGCGGAGTAAGTCGACGCACCGAAGCGGGGCAGCTACCCGCGAAATGCCGATGTACCTCCTCACCGAGGAAGGCTTCGCGATCCTGGCGATGGGCTTCACGGGACGCGAGGCGCTGGCGTGGAAGCTCAAGTTCCTCGCTGCCTTCCGCGACATGGAGCGCCAGCTCCACGCACGCACCGCGCGGGAATCGAGCGCGCTGTTCCACTTGCGTCCGCGCTGGCGCGTGATCCGTGACAACCCCGGCCTGCGCAACAGCCAGATGGCGCAGCTCACCGGCCACAAGTCGCCATCCAGCATCACTGCCAACCGCCGCCGCATGCGGCAAGTGGGGCTGGCATGAACTTCAATCCCAAATGTCGCCCCAGCGCCCTCATGCGCCTGTACGCCGCACTTGACGCGCTGGAAATGCGCATCGATTCGAACATCAACGACGTCAGGCGCACCCAGCGTGACCACCTGCACGGCGCGCTGGAGAACATGCGCTTCGAACTGGACACGATCGGCCATCAAATGAACGCCGCTGCGGGCGCCAATGTGACCGAGTTCACGACCTGCATGAGCCGCCACACGCAGGCACTCAAGGACCGGGAACGTGGATTGCGCGAGGCAACCGCAGCCGCGAAGGCGCTCAGCGAAACCCCACGCACGGAAGCCCTGCTGACCGACATCAGCCGCAGCTTGCAAGACCTCGTGCTAGCAACTGTGCGGCACCGCGACGCCATCCAGCGCCGGGGTGGCGCATGACCACTTCCCCCGGCCTCACCCGAAGCTGGGCGCTGATTGATGCGCTGTCCGGCCACGCATTCGAGGGCCTGCGGCTGATGCAGTTGGCCACAGCCACCGGCGCCTCCGCCTCCACAACGCTGCGTGATCTGCAGGCGCTCGAATCGCTCGGCCGCGCTGAGCGCGTGCCGGGGAAGGATGACCGCTGGCGCCTGTCCCCGCGCGTGGTCCAGATCGCCATCGCTCACCAGCACGAACTGTCAAGGCTCAACCAGCGCGTGGACGAATTCGCCCAGCGCTACAGCCGCATCCCCACGTAAGGAACCCCCAATGCCAGCCCCAAAACTCCAGCCGACCGACCCCGGCACCGCAATCCAGATCGTCAGCCAGACACCGCCGGAACTCGCCGCGCAAGAGGCGACGATGCGCACAGCCGTTGAGGCGTTTGGCGATGACCAGCGCGCCGTGACGCTGCTTATCGGACAGCGCATCGGAAGGCGCCAAGTACTCAGCTCGCTTTCCAAACTGGTAACGGTTACCGACCTCGAAGACCTCAAACGCATAAAGGAATCAAGGGATTACGTCGGGTACCAAACGAGAGACGACGCCGGAGAGCTGGTAACGGTTACCAGTTGGGCAGAGTACTGCACGCTTGTCGAGCTGCGCTCGCGCGAGTCAGTCGACCTCGACCTCAAGAGCTACGAGGCGCTCGGCGCCGAGTGCTTCAACGCCCTGCGCACTCTAGGCATTGGCCCGGCCAAAATGCGCGAACTGCGCCGCGCCGCACTGCCGGAGGCCGACAGCGCCGCGCTGATTGAGCTGGCCAAGGCGGGTGACAAGGACGCCGTCCTTGACCTGGCCGAGGACCTTATCGCCCGACATGCCGAGGAAAAGGCGGCGGCCGCGAGAGCACTGGATGACGCACGTGGCGACATCGAGGCCAAAGAAAAGCGCGGGGACGATCGAGAGCGTGAGATTGAATCCCTCAACAAGCAGTTGAGAAAGGCGCGCCTCGAAGCCAGCCGTGCCACGCCCGACGAGACTGCCGCCAAACTGCGCGAGAAGTGCCAAGCCGCCGCGTTTCAGTGCCGGGCGGATATCTCGTACTTGGGCGCCGACGCGGACAGCCTCCACAACCGCTTCACCCAGCTTCGCGCGCACGCCGCAGACCAGGGCAACCTCACCGCCCATGACGCCTACCTGGGCGGCCTCATCGGCGAAGTGATGGCCGCACTGCGATCGCTCCGCGACGAGATCGGCCTACCCATCGTCGGCGACCACGGCGACCCGAACTGGTCGATGGGGGGCTGAGCATGGCTGCCGCGCTCGCACCCGCGATGTTCGAAGCATTGGCCACGGTGGCGCAAGCCGCCGAAGCCGCGGGACACGGTGGCCGCACGGCGATCTACAGCGCCGCAGCGGCCCGCATGGGCATGTCGGTGGGCACTTTGCTGGCGCGCCTCAAGCAAGTGCGTGCGACCGCTCCGCGCAAGCGACGCGCGGATGCGGGCGGCACGTCACTAACGCGAGAGGAGGCGGTGCTGATCGCCGCGACGGTGGAGGAAACGCGACGCTTGACCAGCACTGGTGAACTGGCGCTGGACGAAGCCGTACGAGCGTTGCGCGACGCGGGCAAGATTCAGGCGGGCCGCGTGGACACTAGCACCGGCGAGTTCTTCCCGCTCTCTACGTCTGCAATCCGCCGCGCCCTGCGGCAATACCACTGCCACCCCGGACAGCTCGCCGCGCCGACCGCGTCGATGTCGCTGCGCAGTGAGCACCCCAACCATTACTGGCAGATCGACGCGTCGGTCAGCCGCCAGTTCTACCTCGCGCCCAGCGGCACCGAAGTCATGAGCCGCGCCGAGTACTACCGCGGCAAGCCGGCCAACTTCGAGCGGATCAACGACAAGCGATTGATTCGTTACGACATCGTTGACCACACCACCGGTTATATCCGGCTGTTCTACGTGCTGCGCGCCGAGAGCGCGCTCAACTCCGCATCGGCGCTGATCTATGCGATGACGCCGGCCGAGGGCATCGCTATGCACGGCGTGCCGCGGATGCTGGGCATGGACAAGGGCACGCTCAACGCGACGATGCAGAACCTCTGCGATGCCTTGGGCATTGAGGTGTACGCGCACGCCAAGGGCAACCCGCGCGCCATCGGCTCTGCCGAGGGCGGCCATAACCTGATCGAGACGACGTTCGAGGCCAACCTCAAGCTGCGCGCGCCGGTGGTGTCGATCGAGGAGATCAACCGGCTGGCGGACGAGTGGTGCCGCGCCTACAACGCCACGCGCACACACTCCCGTACGGGCATGTCGCGCCGGGATGCGTGGTTGCGGATCACGCCTGCGCAACTGCGTCTGGCGCCGTCTCCGGAGGTGCTGCGCGAGCTGGCGATGGCCAACCCGAAGATCTGCACCGTGCGCGACCAGCGCATCAAGTTCGGCGGCCAGAAATGGGACGTGCGCGATCTGCCGGGCGTGTTCGAACTGCAGAAGCTGCGCGTGGCCGTCAATGCGTTCGATAGCGACAGCGTGCGCATTCTGGTCACCGGCGAAGACGGGCGGCCGGCGCATTTCCTGGCACCGCGCGTGCAGCTCGGCGAGTGGGGATTCGGGGTCAACGACGCATGTGTGGGCGAAGGTTTCCGCTCGATGCCGGACTCACCCGTCGACGCCGTGCGCAAAGAGATTTCCCGCGTGGCCATGGGTGCGCGCACCGACGCCGAAGCTGCCGCAGCCCGCAAGGCCAAGCGTGTGGCGTTCGGCGGCGAACTTGCGCCCGAGCAACGCTGGCGCGCAGCGAATGTGCCTGATGCGCTGCCACGCGCTGGTACGCCAAACGACGTGCAGGCACCCGACCGCGTCGAGCCGCAGCGCCCGCTGCCGACGATCCGCCCCGAGTACACGCCGACCCCGCTGTCGCACCTGGAAATGGCGCGCGGCATGAAGCGCCTCCTGGAGGCCCGCGGCGGCACCTGGAGCACGGAGCTGTACGTGCGCATGACGGCCCTGTGGCCTGACGGCCTGCCCGAGGAGCGCCTGGACGAATCCCTGCCGGCGCTGCTGCGCGGCGGCCTGCGCGTGGCGGGTGCGGCATGAGCCTCAAAGCTGCCCTGACCGAGGCGCGCATCCCGATCGCCGAGCTGGCGCGCGCCACCCGCGCATCGCGGACGGCGCTGTCCTTGTTGATCAACCGCGACGTCTGGCCGGCGAACAACCAGGCCGAACTGCGCAATCAGATTAAGTCGTTCTTCCGCGAACGCGGCCTGCCGCTGGCTGGCGTGTTCGCAAATGAAAAGCCCCGAAGCGTTCGAGCGCCTCGGGGCCGAGTTGTCAACCCCACCACTGAGGAGACAGACGCCATGATAACCCACTGCATCAAACTCACGCCTAAAGCGCGTGCGCATTTCAATCTGACCGCTGATCCATTCGGCGAATGCCAGGAACCGGCCGACGTTTATATGTCGCCCGATATTCGCTACGTGCGCGAAACCCTGTGGAGCACCGCGCGTCACGGTGGTTTTGTGGCCATCGTCGGTGAATCCGGCGCCGGCAAAACCACGATCCGAGAGGAACTGATCGAGCGCCTGCGCCGCGATGAACAGCCGGTGCACGTGATTCAGCCGTATGTGCTGGCGATGGAGGAAACCGACAACACCGGCAAGACGCTGCGCGCGGTGCACATCGCGGAGGCCGTCATGCGGACCATCGCGCCGCTGCAATCCATTCGCAGCAGTCCGGAAGCACGGTTTGACCAGGTGCACCAGGCGCTTTGCAACAGTTTCCGTGCTGGCATGCGCCACGTCATTTTGATTGAGGAAGCCCACTGCCTGCCGGTGGCCACGTTGAAGCACCTGAAGCGGTTTCTGGAATTGAAAGACGGCATGAAGCGCCTGCTGGGGATCGTGCTACTAGCCCAGCCGGAACTGCTGAAGAAACTCAGCACCGCCAACGCCAGTTTGCGCGAGGTGACCCAGCGCATCGAGATCGTGCAACTGGCGCCGCTGGCTCAGGCTGGCGATTACCTCAAGCACCGATTCGCCCGCGCGGGAACCAGCCTGGACGCCGTGATTGAACCAGCCGCCGTCGACGCCCTGCGCGCGACGCTGGGCGACGTTTATCCGCAGGCCCTGCACAACCTCCTCGCGCGCTCGATGAACACCGCCGCGACGGTTGGGGCGCCGCTGGTTACGAAAGAGATGGTGCGGGAGGGCGGGCGATGAGCACGCACCGCACTTTCACCATTGAGGCGTGCGAGGACTTCCAGATCACGCTGGAGATCGACCTGCGTGTGATGCACGCGGCAACCGCCGCCGAGGTCAACAGTTTCTGGCACGAATCCGAACGCGTGCTGGCGTATGCCCAAGGCGACGCGGTGCGGGCTGTTGCGCTGCGTGCGGCCCTGTTCCTCCTGGAAAAGCTGCTCGCCGGCTGCGGCACGCACCTGGCGCTGGAGGCGCTCAGCAAGGCGGAGGGATGGCCGATCGAACACGGCATCACGGTGCTCGAATTCGAAGTCCCGGAACTGGACCTGCACTTCCTCCAGATCCTGCAGGAGAGCGTTCGATGAACACCGAAGCCCTCACCGAAGACCTCGCTGCCGTCCTGGAAAAGCACGAAACCACTGGTGCGATAAAGGCCACGCTGGGCGGACTGATCGTGCTCGCTGCGTCACCTGCAGGGCGCTCCCTGATCGAGCGTTACATCGCGGGCGCAACGCTGTTCGCCGTCGACGACACCAGCAGCACGGTGCTCTGCCACAGATCGCCGATGTCACATAACGCCGGGTTGCTCACGGCACTACTCGTCAGCGTCACGCCGCACCAGCTGCGCGGCGTGCTGACGGGAGTCGTCGAAGAAATCAACGAAGTGAAAGCCCAGCTCGCTACGCCAAAACCCTGCAATTGCAGCATGTGTTCGCCGCCAATCTTCGTGGACAACGGGAGCAAGTCATGACACGCACAATCATCACCCTGCTTTTACTCACCCTGGCGCTCCCACTGGCCGCCAAGGACACCGCGTTGACGCCTGCCTGGAATGGCATGTGGTCCGACGCCACCGGGCAGCACCGTTGCGCCATACGCATCGCCGATGGCAAGTCCAGTCGGCTCACTGTGCTGTGTCACATGGGACCGGATGGAGTGTTTGCGGACCTCACGCCGATGCCGGATCCGGGCTGGCAGATATTCGTCGACGCCACGCTGCAGGATTTCGGCGCACCTGGTGGCGGCCACTTCCGCTGGGGCCAGATCAGCTGGCACGGGCTCTGCGATGCCTCCGGCCCGTTCATCGTGGCCAACATCTACAGCGCACCGGTAGCTCGGGACGTCACGTTCCGGCCCGTCGCGGTGACCGATCCGGCCGCCCTGTGCAGCACCGGAGCACGCCCATGAGCCGCCCGATATCACTGCGCACACGGACCAACACGCAAATGGCTGCGGCGCTGCACCGCTGCGTTGAGGCCCTCGTGGAACTCGATCGGATGGGCTGCGAAGTCCACGCGCTGACCGTCGTAGACCAACGCCCAGCGCTGTTGATTGCGCCTCCACCGGGCGACCTGGTCGGCGCCGTGCGGATGCACGCAAACAGCCAGGGCAAGCGCGAGGCGCTGTGGATCGCCCAGGTGGCCGGCTGCCGCGTCGAGTGGAGCGCCAACCCACCGACCCTGCACGCCGTCCGCGGATCGTGATCGACGACGACGATGAACTCCCGCCGGTGATCGGCGAGCGGTACCGAGACGTTCTGTTCGACATCACCGGCGTGACCACAAACCACCAAGGAAACGAAAATGGCAAAGAGCAACAAGGTGAGGATCAAGGCCGAGGCCGCAATCGGCGTGCCGCAGAGCATTGACGAGGTGAACAACGCGATCGCTGAGATCGGCGTAGCCCAGCGCGAGCGCGACAGAATCCAGGCCGACATGAACGATTCACTGGCCGCCACGCGCGAAGCCTGGGAGGCGCAAGCCGCGCCGTACGCAGCGCGCATCAAGGAACTGACCTCAAGCGTGCAGCTCTACTGCGAGGCCCACCGGGACGAGCTGACGCAGCACGGCAAGACCAAGACCGCCCGCCTGGCCGCGGGCGAGGTGAGCTGGCGCAAGCGGCCGCCTTCAGTGGTCGTGCGCGGCGCTAAGTTGGTCCTGGAGGCACTCAAGCGCCTGGATCTGACGCGGTTTATCAGGACAAAGGAGGAGATCAACAAGGAAGCCGTTCTGGCCGAACCGGAGATCGCCGACCAGGTGAAAGGGCTGTCCGTCACACAGGGCGAAGATTTCGTGATCAAGCCTTGGGATACGCAGCTGGAGCAAGTGGCATGAAGGCAATCAAAGTCACCAAGCCAGCCGCGGGTCCCGGTGAGGTTTTGCTCAATCTGACGTACGTAGAGGCATCGTACATCCGGGTCCTGCTCAGGAACGTCGGCGGGCATCGACGGGATACCTGTCGCGCGATCGGCGAGGCAATGGACACCGAGCTGCAGGAGTCGGGGGTTGTCGTGCCGCTGCATCCTGATTCATTCATGTTGAAGACCATTGAAGCGTCCGGCACTGCTGATGAGTTTGCTGGATGTGTGCTGGGGGCGTTGGCGAGCGCGAAGGGAGAGCCCGCATGACCCGCGCGGAAGCCCTCAAAAAGGTCAAGAAGCTCCTGCGCCTGGGCAAGTCGAACAACGTCCACGAGGCGGCCGCAGCAATGCGCCAGGCGCAGGCGCTGATGCAGCAGCACGCGATCGACGAACGGGACGTTAAGGAACACGATCCTGACGAAGTGGGCGGCGAACGCACCGCGCCTGCACGCGGCAAGGTGCCCCCGGTCTACGCGGTTGCACTCCAGCGCGCCGTGGCTATGGCGTTCGGTTGCGAGGCCCTCATCGATCAGATTGGCTGGTCGCAACATGCCCACGAGTTCATCGGCCCGCGCAGTCGCGCGCAGATCTGCACCTACGCGTACGCCGTGCTATTGCGCCAACTGGAGCGCGACAAGCGGGCGCACATCGCGCGCGTCCGTGTCCGGAAGAACCGCAACGCTCGCGGCGACGCGTTCGGCGTCGGCTGGGTGATTGGCGTGGAATCGGTGCTGCAGATCTGGAACCCATCGGTTGGCGAAAGAGCGCAAATCGAGGATTTCCGGACTAGGAAGTATCCGAATCTCCGGAGTTTCACGGCCAATGCACGGGAGTCGAAAGCCGTGTCATTTGGCGACCACGTGCGCGGCGTCGAGAACGGCAGGAAAGCCTCGCTGCTGCGCGGTGTCGGCGGGGACAAGAGCCAGCAACGGCAGCTGGAGGCGTCATGAGGCGCGTCTCCTCCGCTGATCAGATCCGCGCCCGCAAGCTGGCGGCGATCCACATCGCCGCCGGTCAGCTCAAGCTCGACGACGACACCTATCGCTCAATTCTGGAGCGCGTGACGGGCAAACGTAGTGCGGCGGACCTCGAAACGCGCGAGGCCAGCGCCGTGCTCGACGAGCTGCGCCGCCTCGGCGCGGCGAACCCTCGCGCCGCCGGCAAACCGCACAACGCCGACAGACTGTCGGGCGAAATCGCCAAGATCGAGGCGCAACTGAGCGATATGCGGCTGCCGTGGTCCTATGCCGACGCGATCGGCAAGCGGATGTTCGGCATTGAGCGCGTGGCGTGGCTGCGCAAGCAGGCGCAGCTGGTGGCCGTGCTTGCGGCGCTGCATGTCGAGCAGGGAAAGCGCTCCATGCTGGCGGACATTCGCGCCCAATGCGCGGCGCTCGATATCTCGATCGACGACCTCGAGCGCGAGCTGGGGCTGGCCGTGGGATGGCAGCGCAAGCAATCGGCACTCAAGGTTGTAACCGAGCACCTCAAAGGACGGGTGACGCAATGA